GGTGGTAGGTTAGCACCTACAGACTGGATGGTTGTTAGAGCTGCAGAAGGTGGTACAGCAGTACCTAGTTCTATTACAACTAAAAGAGCTGCAGTAAGAACTAAGGCTAACGCTATGTGCACACAGATTACAAACGCTGCAAACGTAGATGCTTTAGCAGCTTTGTATGAGTACAACAATGAAACACCACCAGTAAGACCTTTAGGTGAATTACCAACTGTAGACTAATATGGAAATGGTATCACCTTACATTGTTTGGAATGTTCTTATAACTTTGGTACTTGCTCCAATCTGGTTTCAGATTAGACAAAACTCTTCAGAGCTTAAAAGACAAGACATACTCATTAATAAAACACGTGAAGAGATTGCGAAAGAGTATGTTACCAAATTAGAACTGAAAGATGATTTTAATCTCTTAATGGAAAGGATGGAAAAGTTACACGAAAAGGTTGACAAACTCTTCGAAGTTAAGTAAAATAGGTATATAGGATTTAATAATGGCAAATAAAAGAAAACAAAGAGCAAGATCAAAGTATAATAAAGGAAATAGAATAGATTATACTAAAGGTGGTAGAGTTAGCTTTGCTGAAGGAGATAATGTTAAAGTTGATCCTAAAACTGGACAAGCTATACAGACTCAACAGTTTGGTGAAGCAGAACCACTTTCTACACCAGCTCCAACACCAGCTCCGCAACCTAATCAAATAGCAGAAGACTTTGTTATGCCTGACAGAGAAACTCTTCAAAGAATAGGACAGGAAGCTTCTCAAAGAGCTTTTAGAGGTGACTTAGATAGAGGTGGTTATGGACCTCCGGGTGGTGGACCGGGAAATACCCCAGCTCCAGCACCTACTCCTCCTCCTGCACCAACACCTGCTCCACTAACACAAGCAACATTTGAGACTGAAAGAAGAGAACGAATGATTGAAGCTGGTAGAGAAGCAGAAAAAATTGCTAGTGGAGAAATTCCTGAAGGTGCTATTCCAGAAACAGAAATTGTTTCTGTTCCTACTGGACCTGAGCTTACCTCAGAAGCTTTTCAGTTAGCAAAACGAAAAGGCGTTAGTCCTGAATATGTAAAAGAAGTTGGACCAGAAGTTGTTCAACAAATGGAAGATATTTCTACTGTTAAATCTCCTGAACCTATTACTGCTGCTAAAGTTGAAGCTGCACAAATTACAGAAGCTCCTGAAGTAGAAGTTGCTCAAGGACAAATTAAAGAAGAAGCTTTAGCAAGAGCAGCCGGAGTAGATAGAGTTGATCCTATTGAAGGTGCTCAAGTTGAAATACCTGAAGGTGCTTTAACAGAAAGAGTAGTTGGTACTATAAGCCAAGAAGCTAAATCAACTGCTGCTCAAGTAGCTGGTACATCTTTAGCTAGAGTAACAAGAGCTAAAAAACAATTAAGAAATGCAGGATTATCAGAAGAAGAAATAACAAATCTTGGTACTGATCCTGAAGATTTTGAAGCAAAACTTTTAGAGTTTACTGAACAACAAAGAGGAATTATTGAGGGACTTCCGGAAGAAGCTTTAGTCTCCAATCAACTAGACAGTTTATTAAGTGGTATTGAAGAAGGAGAAGTTCCTACATGGGCTAGACCTGCAGTTGCATCAGTAGAAAGAATGTTAGCTCAAAGAGGTATGTCAGCTTCTACTGTGGGTAGAGACTCTTTACTTAATGCTATTATACAGTCTGCTGTTCCGTTAGCTCAAGCAAATGCACAAGCAATACAACAAAGTGTTGGACAACAAAAAGCTATTGAAGCTCAATCAGAAATTGAAAATGCTAAGTTTAGACAACAAACAGCTTTAACAAATGCTCAAAATGTTTTTAGTTTAAACATGGCTCAGTTTAATGCTGATCAACAAACAGCTTTATCTAACAGTAAGTTTTTACAAACTATAGGTCTTAGCGAAGCTAGTATGGAGCAACAAGCGACCATTCAAAATACTGTTTTAATGTCTCAAGCTAATTTAGCTGAAGCAGACTTTTATCAAAAAGCTCAAATACAAAATGCTCAAGCATTCCTAACAATGGATATGCAAAACTTAAGTAATCAACAACAAGCAAATGTTTTAAGAGCACAACAAGATCAGCAAAGACTTTTAAGTAATCAGTCAGCAACTAATGCTGCAAGACAATTTAATGCTGCTAGTGAAAATCAAACTAATCAGTTCATGGCAAACTTAAATAATCAAATAAATACATTTAATGCTCAACAATCTAATGCAGCTCAACAGTTTAATATACAACAACAAAATGCTGCTGAAGCTCGTAGAGTACAAAATACTGTAGAGATTAATAAAGCTAATGCTGCAATTGTAAATCAAACTAGACAGTTTAATGAGCAAATAGATTTTAATAGAGAACAGTTTAATGTTCAAAATGCCCAAGCAATTGAACAATCAAATATCGAGTGGAGACGTAGAGCTAACTTAGCAGACACTGCAGCTCAAAATGCTATTAATCAACAAAATACTAAAATGGCATTTGACTTATCATCACAAGCTCAAGCTTTTGTGTGGCAAGAACTAAGAGATCAAGCTGACTATGATTTTAGATGGGCTAATGATACAGCTACTAGAAAAGTACAAGCGATGGTAGCTGCTGCAAGTGCTGAAGGAGATGTTGCAAAAAACTGGACAAATAATTTTAATAATATTTCATCGACTATTGATAGAGTCTTTGGAGTCGGAGGATAAGCATGGGATTTTTTAAAAAAGTATTTAAAGGAATTAAAAAAGTTGCAAAGAAAATTGGCAAAGGAATTAAAAAGGTTGTCAAAAAAGTAGGAAAAGCTTTTGGAAAACTTGGAATCGTAGGTCAAATAGGCTTAATGTTTTTAATGCCCCATTTAAGTTTAAGTAGTGCATGGGGACAGCTTGGAAGTTTTGCTAGTAAAGGAACTAGCCTTCTTCACAAAGCTGTCGGAGCTGTGTATAATGCTGGTAATATGGTAGGTAGTGTTTATAATACAGTTACTGAAGCTATTGGTAATGGTTTTGACAGAGCCAGTAATTTTTTAAAAGGCGAAGGGTTTACATTAAGTGAAGGTAGAACTTCTGTATTTGGTAAAAAACTTAATACTGATCCAGTTGTTGATACAACCACTAAAGACGTAACTTCTGAAATTGTAGACGAAGTTAAAAAAGATAAAAGCTTATTAGACAAAGGAAAAGACTATATTTCTAATACTATAGAAAGTGCAAAAGAAACTTTACAAGACCCTGATAAAGTGGGTAAAACTATTGGTAACAATGTTTTAAGTGGTGTAGGAAAAAACATAGCTTATTCAGTTGCTGGTGATCCTCCTGTTCAAAAAATCTTAGATGTAAGTCCTTTTGATATTGGAACAATAGATACTTTTAATCAAGGCGGTGTTTTTAATGAAGTAGACTATGTGGCTATGAATAGAAGATATCAAGACAATGGAAGTTCTTTTGGTGCAATGAGTAATTTAGCAAATTCATACGTTATGGATAAATATTCATTTGGTGATGAAACATATGTCAACCATATGAAACAAATGAGAATGGGAACAGGTAATTAATTATGGAAGAATATAATCAAGCAGGAATAGATGCCCTTGCAACCACCGGTAGACCAATACCGGGTCAATCTTTGACTAATGATCCTGACCAATCTTACCCTTGGGAAGGTTCACCAGAGTTTACTGATTTTAGAAAAGCATTAAATTATATTGCAGAAGAATTACTAGAAGAAGATATTTATGTTCCTCTTGTAGTAGGTATGGGACAAGGTGTTCCAGTAACAGATATTGCATTACAGTTTTTACAAAGAGGATTTCAAGAAGGTAAATGGAATCCTGACTTGTTTATGTTGCTTCTCGAGCCTGTTATGTATTTACTTATGGCATTAGCAGAAAAAGCTGAAGTAGAATACAGAATGACTGGAGACGAAGAAGACGATTTATCTGAAGAAGATGAAGATGAGATTGCTCAAATGAGAAGTTCTAATATTGCTAAATATGCAAAGAGTAAAGCTGAAGGAGAAAGTAAAGTTCCATCAGGAGTTTTACCTGCAGAAATATTAGAAGACATAGAAGAGCTTGACATACCCCAAAGTTTATTAAGTAAAACCCAAGAGCCTGAAAGCTTATTAGGAAGAGGAGAAAGATAATGTCAAAATTATATAATGACAATACCAGTGGCTTATACTCTGGAGATGGTGGAGTAAGCTTTGCTGAAGAAAAGTTTGCTTTTGCTAGAGACCGTAGAGATAGAGAAGCTAGAAAAGCAGAAAAGTTTTCTAAAAATTTACAAAAATTAAATTTTGCTGTAGCTGGTGCTAATATGATGCTTAATAATAAAGCTGACAAACTTGAAACAGATGGATTACTTGAACGTGCTCATTACTTAGATGCAAATGATAGTGCAAAAAATTGGACTACTATGTATAAAGAGTATGAAAAAGAAGGCTTAACAAAAGAACAAATGTTATTTGAAGAAACGAGAAAAAATTTAAACGGTTATTTGCAAAGACAATTTGGCGAAGAGTATGATATTAGTGGTTTTAGTGACACTGTTAATAATCTTTCAAGAGAGTGGTCAAGTAATAAAGACAATCTAGCATCATGGAATAAAGCCCTTGATGCTCAGTTAGCTATTCCGGGTTTATCAAACGAAGAACTAATTCCTCTACTACAAGCAGAAGTAAAAGCACCAAGAAGTGTTGGAGCTTTTTTTGGAAACTCTTTATTAAAAATTGCTAAGTCTCATGATGAAGACACGTTAAAAGAAGAAGACAGTATAGCAAAACAAAAAGTTCTTGGTGGTTTATTAGGAGAAAAATTTTCAACATCTAAAGCAGCTTTAGAAGAGTATGCAGCGTTAGGTAATCCTATTGAAGAACTTGCAGAGTTTATAAAAAGTGAAGCCGGTAAAGAAATTCCAGTATTCAAAAATGCTCAACAAGTAATAGTCCCTGATACAAAAACAGACAGATTTGGAAACGTGGTTGATGTTAAATACATGATTACAACTGCAGTAGGTCAAGGTGGACAACCTATTCAAATTGGAAATCCTATTATTGTGGGTAAAAACACCGTAGAATCTAGAATCAAAGAATTTAAAGAAGCAGATTATAAGGTAGCAGACAGTCAAATTAGAGATATTGTTGCAAGTTCAACTGATGCTGAATTAGAAGAAGCTTACGAAATATACAAAAAAAATCCACTTGGATTGGCTGCAAATGTTTTAAAGACAAAACAAAACTTAATGAGATCAATGCCTGACATTGGTGAGTCTCAAGCTATGGGGGCTGCAACCAAATTTATTTTATCACAAAATCCAGATAATATTATTGATGATACTATGAGTTTATATGATTTTGAAAAAATTATAACTGGAGGACAAATTGATACAGAACGTCTTCCGTTATATATTGAAAGCATTAATAAAACAAGTTCTAATGTAAGTAAAACACGAGAACTAACTTCAATGAGAGATGAAATATTAGGAAGTATTAAACTTAGTGATTTAAAAGATAACGAAAAAGAAACAGAAATTAATAGTTTAAATTCTTTATTTGAAGAATATATCCCTTCTGCAAAAGAATATAATAAAACAATTACAGACGGACTTCCTGATGGAGAAACAAAATCTATTCTTCAAGAAATTAATGAAGTTCCTTACTTAGGAGCAATTAGTAAAGGAATGTTTGGCGATGAGCTAGACTTTTATGATGCTGCATGGTTGCTTCCCGGAGGAATTGCTTTAAGAATTGGAGGAAAAATTGCTGCTAAAACATTAATACCTAAAGCAGCTCAAGCAGTTTTACAAAGTAAAGGCACTCAAGCATCTATTGCAAAAATTGCTAAAAGAGTTCAAGCCGGTTTTAAATCTCCAGCTATGCAAGAAAGATACTTAAACACCTTAAATCCTATTGAAAGAATTATTTTTCAAACGTTTAGAAGAAAGGGTAACATGAATAAATTCAATAGAAAATTTAATGAAGAATTATTTATGGATGAATTAATAAAAATGCCGGGTGTTTATTTTAAAGCATACAAACCTTCACTTAAGCAAGTAATACAATATGGACTAGGTGGTACAATTTTTGGATTTATGCAGTATTCAAGACCAAAAGGAGACTTTACAAAATCTCCAGAAACACCACCTGTTGTTGAACCTAGCGAATAATTATGACAAAACTTTTTGTAGGTAATCAATCTGCCGGTTTAAAGCGTGGGTATACTCTTGATGATTTAGAATCTAATGACGAATTTCAAGAAGTATCTGAAAGATTTTTAAGCTCCATAGGAGAAAACTCTAATGATTTGTTTTCTTACTTTAGAGATGCAGATTTTAATTTATTTTTAGGAGGTAAAAGGGCTGTTGATAGTGCACGTTTTACTGACCAACAAAAACAAGACTATAAATATTTAAAATCTAAATTTGATAGAGCTGATATGGGAAGCTTAAAACAATATGTTGAGCTAATAAAAGATGCTTCTGTTGACATCGCAACTGATCCACTAGCAATGATTTCTATGTTAGCTGCTCCACTAACAGGAGGAGTTTCAATTGCAGCTCGTACTGCGACAGCTAATGGTTTAAAACAAGGTATTACTAATATAGCTAAAAGTAAATTTACTCCAGCTCAAAGCGTAGGTATTACTGCCGGAGAAATTGGAGCATGGACTGGTATAGATAATTTTAATAAACAGCAAGTTGAAGTCAATACAGATATGCGGAAGTTATTTTCAAATACTGAGTTAGCTGGATCGACTGCTATAGGAGCAATAACTGGTGGAATATTTGGAGGTCTTGCAAGAAAAGATGATTTTTTTAAAGAAAGACTCGAAAGACTTTACAGTAATGACGGGTTTAGAAAAGATGCTGGTAGCGATTTTATTTATAATGCTAGAAAAAAGAAAGATAAATTACTAGCTAATACACTAGCAAGTCCGGCATGGATACTTAAAACAGATGCAGAGTTTTCTTCGACAGCAAGATTATTAGGTCAAAAATTTACTTCAGAGTTTGAGAAAAGTTTAGTTGCTAAATCTAAAAGAAAATTAGGTTATTCATATGCTGAAGATATTAATTTTGACAGAGGTAACTACAAATTAGATTTTGATATGGCTGTTGCTCCGATTCGAAAAACAGGAGAAATACTTCCTGAAGATGAACAAGCTGTTATTACAATCTTAAGAGGTGGTGAAGTTAAAGGAGCTAGTCAAGCTGTTAAAACAACAGCTAAAAACTTACGAGAGTTTTTTAACAAGATTAAAGATGATGCTGAAGAAGCTGGATTAGACCCAACTTTTATTGAAAATTATTTTCCTAGGTCTTGGAACAGAGAAGCTATTGAAGCAGACATACCGGGATTTAGAAAAAAATTAGTTGATAATGATATTGTTTCGGAAGAAAAAGTAGACGATGTTATAAATGGAATGCTTGATAAACAAAACGAGTTGTTTAGTTCTCACTCTAATTTATTAACCCAAGCTCGTAAGTTTCAAAATTTAGACGACAACGAATTTTCACAGTATCTTACTAATGATTTAATTCCTGTTACTACAAATTATTTTATGAATGCTGCAAAAAGCATTCAACATAAAAAACATTTTTTACTTCCCGGTAAAGACGTTAAGGTTGTTGGTAAGACTGGAGATAATAATTTAGTTTTATTTAAACAAAACAACGAATCTCAGTTTATAGAAAGATTTATTAATCCAATTGATAAAGAATTAAAAGCTGCAAGAAACGGAAAAGGTCTTTCAGCTAGAGATAAAAGAGCTATTGTTGATGTATATAAGTCAGTTACAGGACAAGTAGATTATTTTGAAAGTGCTGTGGCTCAAGGCTTGTATGATGGTACAAAACTTGCAAATGCTATGGCATATTTACCATTAGCTACTGTGTCTTCTTTATCAGAAGCCTTTATTACTCTAGGCAAAGCCCCAGTTAGCTCTGCTATTAAAGGTGCTCAAGATGGAGTTATGGTAGGACACAAGATGTTCACAACTGAATTAAAACAAATCCTAAAAGAAAAGCACAATATATCAGACGATGCTATTGTAAAAGAAATGAATAGTGTTTTTTTAGCTATGGACGAAGCTATGTCTGATGTTACTAATCGTTTATCTGGTGAAGGGCTTCAAACTGAGTTTCTGAAAAAGGGGGCTCGTGGTTTTTATCGTTTAAATCTTTTAGTTCCTTGGACAAAAGCGGTACAATTAGCAGCGTTTTCTACAGGAAAAGATTTAATACAATCAAACTTACTAAAACTTTCTAAGTTAGAAGGTATGAAAGGAAACCAAGTTGATAGACTTAGAGGAGAATTATTTGATTTAGGAGTAGATGTAAATAAAGGAATAGCGTGGACAAAAAAATATAATGGTAGTATAACTACTGCTTCTAGACAAGATGAGTTTTACAAGAATGATATTGTAAGAGGAGCTGGAAGATTTACAAATGGAGTTATTTTACAGACTTCTAGAGAGTATGCTACCGTTCCTAGATTTATGACTAATCCTAAGATAGATATTTTTACACAGTTTTTAAGATATCCGACAGTATTTGGTAACACAGTTTTAAGAAACTTTGCAAGAGATACAATTACAGATACTACAGTAAACGCACCTAAACTGGCTGCGTTTGTTTTAATGTCTACTAATGTTGCAAAGGCTACAAATTATTGGAGGTCTGCTCCTGAAGAAAGAGAAAGAATTAAAACCGAAGGGCGAGACTGGAGAGACACTTTAAAAGCTTATCAACGTGTTGGTCTGTTAGGTCCACTTGAATATGGGTTAAGAATATCAGAAGGTATTTCTTATGGTCAAAATCCACTAGTTGCAACAACAGGAGTAGGTGGTCCAGTTATAGGTGATATTATTGGTATGACATTATACAACAGAGGATTACTAGAAACAGGAGCAAGAAAGCTTCCTTTAACTGGTACAAAAAATATTTGGAATAGGACTGTTGGCGATGTTATGGAAGAGTATACAGGATACAGAGACCCTTATACTCCTATTCAAGAAGTTGCAAAAAAAGCAGATAAAGCTGCAACCAACCTTGTTAGATCAGGTGCAGAATCTTTAGTAGGTCGGGAAGAACCTGAAAAAACTTTATTAAACACAAATAGAATTTTAAAGTTTGAAGGTGGAGGAGTTTCTAAAATTGATCCATATACAGGACAACCGTTAGATTATCGTAAGCCTTTTGTAGAGGGTGGTGAAGTTCAAGATGAATTTCCTGTACCCTTTGTAAAAAAAGACCCGAAAGAACGAGAAAGTGATGTGTTGGGTGGAGTAAGTTATGCTGAACAAATGAAAAAATTAGGATTGTAAAATGAACATCGAACAATGTAAAGCTGAAATCAAGCGACACGAGGGAGAAGTCCTAAAGATTTATATGGATAGTTTAGGCTATAAGACTCTAGGAGTTGGTCATCTATGTCAGCCTAATGACCCCGAATATAATTGGGAAGTAGGTACACCTGTATCTCAAGAGGTTGTAGATAGATACTACACCATAGACTTTGATAGACATTATGCAGAAGCTATACATGTGTTTAGGTGGTACAAGACTTTCAAAGTTTCGTAACATGTTGAAAGCTTGTAGAGAACACGACTGGAATAAAATGGCTGCTGAAATGCAAGACAGTCGTTGGTTTATTCAAGTAGGTAGACGTAGCATTGAGCTACAGCAAATTGTCCTAGATCAATAATGTTACTTTATACAGAAAAACAACTCGATGTTGCTTACAAAATTGATTGTAAAGCTCGTACACGATGTCACGAAGCTTGGGTAACAAGAGAAGATTTTAGACCGTTATACGAAGACTTATTAGAATCATATATGATTGCTTATAGTGAAGACGATATATTAGGTACAGATATACCTGAATATTTAATAGACTCTGTAAACGATTTACTTGAATCAACACTAACATTAGGAGATTAAAATGAAAAAATTAAAAGGTATATTAGGTACTTTAGCCCCAACTCTTGGTGCTGCACTTGGTGGTCCAATAGGAGGACAGGCTGGGCAGATACTTAGCTCTGTTCTAGGTGTTCCAAATAATCCAAAATCACTTGAACAGGCGATGAACAATCTTAGTGCTGACCAAATGTTAGAACTTAAAAAAGCTGAGAAGGGTTTTGAAGTTCAGATGAAAGAGCTAGATGTAGATATATATGCATTAGAAGTCGGTGATAGAAAAGATGCAAGGACTAAATTTGCTGGTGACTGGACTCCTACAGTTTTAGGAACTTTGTCAATGGCAGGATTCTTAGGTTACATATTTTATATTACAGCTTATCCTGTTCCCGATTCAAGCGATGATATTGTCATGCTTATTATTGGTTCACTTACAGGTATAGCAACTGCTGTAATAAGTTTTTACTTCGGCTCATCAAATAAAGATAAATAAATAGGAGATAAAGTGTCAAGAGGGGAT